GTACTTCTTGTTTATATTTATTTTCGTAAAGTGTCAACATATCTATTGGACCTTTTAAAAAGCCATATGCCTCTGATAGACAGCAATATAAAAGTCCATTTGGAAAATTAAGACTGATATAATTAGTATTATCACCCTCTAAAAGACCAGGCATTTTGTTAAAATGTATTCTAGCTATATAATTAGTATTAGGTGTAGGAGCTAAAAATATTCTACCTGATGTCGTATCTGTGTTTCCAGTTGCACCTCCAAAAGAAGCATAATATTTTGGTTTACCTTGTGCTGCGGCTGTCCCTGTTATGTCTTGATATTCTTGTAAATAACTCATGTCCTTTTTTTCTAAAAAAGTATTTGCACCAGTTATAACTGAATTAGAATCATATACTTGAATGGCTCTAATAAATAAACATCCTGCAGGAGCGTTGATAGATTCTTGACCTGCAACTAAATTAATTGTTTGTTGTTTTCTATCAGCATCAATAGGAACATCTCTCATTATTCTATATTGAGCATTTAAAATAATATTCTCTAAAACAGAATCTGATAAAACATTAGAATCTGTTTCTGTGTAACTTTTAATTTGTGTTTTTAATCCTGATGCACTTATTCCTGACATTATCTAATAATCTCCTGACAACGAGGACAAGATTTTCTAAATCTTAAATGTCCTTGACAATGTGTTGGTTTAGGTTGTTCTACTTCTTCATATAAAACAAGATGCGGATCTTGTTTTTCTGGTTTAAATATATTTTTAATCCAATTCCAAATTTTATTTATCATGCTACTACTGTGACCGGCCCTGCTGAAGCTATGTCACCTCCTCCTTTTAATGTTACTGAAGCTGTAACTCCAGAGTTAAAAGTATATTTATTATCATTAACTTTAGTGATTGTATACCCTCCTGATGCATTTATTGTTGCTGCTGGTAAATTTGCAACATTTGAAGCATCTCTAAATCTAACTGTATCACTAGTTGATCGACCATGATCTGGCTCATCAACTGTAACGGTAGTTGATCCATTAGTGATAGTAAAAGGATTTGAAGGTAAAAGATTAGGAACAGCTGTTTCTGTTCTATCTGGTCTTACATTACGTAAAGAAATAGAATCACCATTCATTGGTTTTGGTTCTAATTGTGGTTGCTTTGGTTCAAACTCCGATACATGCACGAATGATCCATTCCATTCTCTAACCATTTCATTGTATGGAAATTCCATACCAGATCTATCTGATATTGCTTTTGCGTATTTACCTGTTGCGTATTTTGCCATTATTTTTTACCTTTTCTAGGATCGTAGTCAGAAATCCCTTCATTAAATCTTTTTAAATCTTGTTGATATTGTGATTTTTTTAAAGCTTTTTTACTAAATTTATCTTGTGGATTTTGAATCACAGATCCTTTTGAAGTTGTTATGGGAAGACCTCTTCTATCTCCACCAGGTCTAATTTTTTTTAATATTGCCCCCATTCCTTTAGTTATAATAGTCATTATGCTCCTGGGTAGTATGCTTTTGGTGTTATGTATGTGCTAGAAGCTGAACCATCTTCTGCTAACGCTCTAGCTAATTCATCTTCATAATACAATTTCATTTGTTGTGTAAGTTGTGGTTGATACTTTTGAGCAAGATAAAAAGATAATCCAGCTGTCATACAAGGTACAAATCTAAATGGAACGTCGGTTGCATTTGTATAATCACCTACATCTTGAATTCTTTTTATATAATAAAAATGCATATCTTTAGATGCATTTGTTGAGTCTGGTGTTGGATAAACGTGAACTCTAACTTTATCAATAAATCTTTCAACCCAATATTGATTAGGTGTGCCTTTTGATAATTTGTTTGAAAATCCTGCATAAGTTGATCTATCAACTTTTGTCATAGGACTATCTGATTGAGTTGTTTGAGTTCTATTGCTTCTTAATTGTGCTTCAAGGACATCGGATATTCCGTATACACCATTTGGTGTAGACGTAGCACTTGTGCCATCATCACTTGATCTAAAAAAATCGTATTCTGCTTGACCTTCAATTAAATCTAAATCTAGTTCATCTATTTCCCAATAGTGAATACCTCTATTACCCCATTCTTGAAATAAGATATTAAGAGATCTTCTTGCAGA